CCCCTTTCCCAAAAGGAAAAGGAGGTTAGCGGGTATTGACGCCCGAGAGAGAATATGGGAACGGTGTCCCAACCCTCTCTTCTCTGACCGAAAGGATGACCATGCCGTACTATAAGTCTATCTGGGAAGAAAGTATGCCCTCTTCGAGGGCGGGTCTTTCCTACCAGCTTCAGACTCGTATGTTCTGCGAGGAAGTTGGCTTCCGCTCCAGACCAAAGTCTGGGGCGGTGAGCACACTACTTCCTGGCAAAACCGCGGAGCCTTATTCATGGCTTGATGCTAATAATAACATCAAAGCACAGGTTTTTAAATCTGCGCACCCTGAATTGGCTAGCTCATTCAAGAAAGACAAAGGTCATAACTGGGATTTCCGATCTTTGGAAAACCACGGTAAACCTTGGTCCTTCAGTACTTGGAGAAACGGTTCTACTACAATAGTGGAAAACGTTTACCCCTCGTCTGGGTCGTTTACTGGTGCTATAGATCCTTATTCCTCCGATTTATCGGCGGGAAACGATCTTAGCTCGTATGCGGCCCTTGAATATGGGCGTACGGCGCCTACGAATGATCAGTTTTCAATGTCCGCATTCATTGGAGAGCTCCGTGAGGGGCTCCCCGCTTTGATTCCAGCACTTCTTGTGACTGGCAACAAGGCAGCCTTTAAGTCTACTTTGAAAAAGCAGACTAAGAGATTGCATGATGCGGGATCGGATTATCTGAACGTTCAGTTTGGGTGGATACCCTTGCTGAGCGATGTGAGAAAGATTGCAACGGCGCTCGCCGTCGCTACGGTCGCCATTTCTGGTGACTCACTTTCCACTCATCGTAGGAGAGAAAAGCCAGGCGTAGAATTTGTCAATTCTGGCAAACCTACTAATCTTGCATATTTCAACCGGATTATCTCGGCTGATCTAGGCTCGAATACTGGTTCTCTGACTGGAGTGAGTAACCTTCTTCATAGTATCTGGGTTTCCCAGACTAAGACAGTCGACTACTCATTCGAGGCAGAGTTTCTCAGGCTTCCAGAAGCACAGGTGGACTTTGGCCCTTATCTCAATAAGCTCAATGAGCTGATGAGATGGGACATCACTCCATCTGACCTCTGGCAACTGGCACCCTGGTCATGGTTGGTGGACTGGTTCTTCGACATCGGAGGTCAGCTAGAATCGTGGCAATCCGCCACGTCCAACCGCATCCTGTCCTTGTACGCATATGGAATGCGTGATGAGCGTAGGTCAACTACGACCATCGTTTCTGATATCCGCGGTGTCACGGGAGTCGATTATATCGGCCCCAAATCGATTTATTATCGATCTGACTATCGTAGGCGTCAGAGGCTCAAGGCTAACCCTTTCGGGTACATCCTGAATCCCCTGAACCAGCTATCCGCTGGTCAACTGGCGATTTTGGGTGCGTTGGGTCTTACAAAGACCCGTCGCTAAAACACCAAAACACAACCACCCACACCAAACACAAGGAGAACCGGTGCTTACCGACCCTCAGAGCGTTACCATTTCTGGTAGCGCACGCACGCTGCCCCGTCTTGAAGAGCGTTCGGAAACGAACGTCTATTCAGATCGGGTGAACGGTGTCGATCTGTTCGTGACCCAAAAGGTCGATAAGAACGGAACGGCCCGCTCGTCTGTCTCGCTGGTCCGAACGAGTATCGTGACTGATCCTCTCACTGAGGTCAAGTCTCGACAGCCCGTTTCGGTATCCGTGTCGGCGGCTATCCCTAGTGGATATACGGCGACCGATGCAGAAGCCCTCTACACTGCTATCACAGCAGCGTTGGGTGCGTCGACAAATGCGCTTCTTAAGCGCATTCTTGCCGGCGAGCGTTGAGTGCTCTTTCTTCGTTTTCTAGATGAAGTTTGGTGGGCGTACTATCGTACGTTCCGCTATCCCCGTCTAGTACGGAGGAAGAGTATTGATCGGTAGGTTATCGGCTGGAAGGCACACCTCGAAAGGGGAACCTTGAAAAGCCTGGTAACTCTCCACCTGGCAGTCCTGCAAGATGCAGGACTTCTTTGCGGCGTCAATACCTCTATGGACGAGAAAACTCTCGAACATAGATGGCGTGCTGAGGGTGATAGTTTCCTAACTATCACATTACCACTTCTGGCTAAGGGGCTCGAAAGAGCACTCTCAGACAAAAAGTGGACGCGTAACCAATGTAGCTCTTTCAAGTTACTTGGGAGTCTCCCCGCATTCATGCGAGGTTTCTTCACGCGCGTATTCTCAGCATCTGGTGAATTATTGGATGCGCCTGATGTTAACTGCATCTGGGCGATTCGACAAGTTTCCAACTTGGTCGGAAAAGTGGAGAGACCTTGTACTCTCGAAAGAGAGCGCAATGCATTTCGAAGCTACATCCAAACTGACTGCGAACTCGGCGACCATTTTCGGAAGGGTATCCCCCCGGAGATGGACGACGCATACTCTCGTATGTGTCTCCGCCTGTTCGGGGATGTGTTCAACGAACTCGATCGTCAGATCGCGAACTTTGAGCTCATTCCTAGATTCGGTCCAGGGTCCACAGCTGACAGGCTTAATATGCCTGACAGATGGGACTTCCATTACTGGCCTGATCGACTTGAAGGAGTTTTCCCTCAATGGCGATATGGGACTTATAATGGAGCCTGGAAAGAACCTACAGTACCCCTGGGTTCCGAGCTACCCGCAAGAGTGGTCTCGGTCCCAAAGACGCAGAAGACTCCACGTATCATCGCGATGGAGCCTGCTACAGTGCAATATGCACAGCAGGCTCTTAAAACTGGCTTCTATCAATTAATTGAGAGAAGCTGGTTGCGAGACATACTTGGATTCACCGATCAGGAAAGGAATCAGAAGCTGGCGCTTTCGGCGTCAATCTCTGGTTCCCTCGCTACACTCGATTTGAGTGAAGCGTCTGATAGGGTCCACCTCTCGATGGTTCATAGAACCTTCGAAAGGTGGCCGCATCTTATGGATTACATGCTTGCTGCGCGTTCTGAACGTGCAGATGTGAAGGGTGATGAGATCACTCTTCATAAGTATGCTTCCATGGGGTCTGCGCTTACCTTCCCTTTTGAAGCAATAGTCTTTACGATTATTGCTGCTCTAGGTATGGAACGCAGCGGTTACTCCACCAGGCCCGATCGCTTGATCGGGAGCCTTAGTGTTTACGGGGACGATATCATCGTTCCCGTGAATGCGACGTCCGACGTTATTGATCTTCTTCACCTTTATGGTTTGAAGGTCAATATGCACAAGTCTTTCTGGACTGGACAGTTCAGAGAGAGCTGTGGGAAGGAATACTATGCTGGGACAGATGTCTCAGTCGTACGCCTCCGTGCAGATGTTCCAACATCACGTCGGGACGCGGATCTCGTTCGTCGTTTCACTGATTTCAGAAACCGAGCTTATCGCTCGGGACTCTGGAGAGCAGTGAAGGTTTCTGACAGTTATCTCGACCGTTTGGTCGAGATACTTCCTCGTCATGTCGACGAGGAATCAGAGATCCCTTCCTCGGTACTTGCGAAAGCAACCGTTCTTACAACCCCGTGGCGTGCTAGATGGGATTCCCATCTTCATGCCTGGTTTGAGAAACGGTACTTCGTTAAGTCCTCATCACCTTCTTATGAAGTTGATGATGAGGGAGGAGTGCTCAGGTGGTTCCTGATGTCACAAGACAACAACCGTCAAGATAGGATTCTTGACCGGTATGAGAACCGTGAGCGTAGCAATACGCACCGCATAAAATTGCAACGGATCGAATGCTTGCCAAAGCAGACGATGGTCCTGACGGACCTGCGGGGCTCTCTGAACTAGAGAGCTGG